TGTTGATTTTTATTCCACTGAGCCATTAATCACTCCAACCCAATCTTTCTGGTCTATACCTTTGCGAACTTTTAATATTTAAGGAACTTGATGTTGCTGGATAAATGTTGTGAACAACCGCTCCAGGATATTCTCCTTGAAGATTTTCTGCAAGTTCATTTTTAGAAGGCATAGAACCTTCAATCTCCATTCTATATATTTTTCCTTCCCAGACCACATCAGCGATATATGATTCGCTTGTTTGTTCTGGTGAAGACCCTCCTACATTGAGAGTTCCATTGAAATCGCCATTGATGGTGATATTTTCTTTTAGAAACTGTTTGAAACTTTTCATATCAGCAATTCCAAGCTCTGAGGGACTTATTGATTCTGCTATCTGGATCGTTAGCAGTTTTCTTTGAGGTAAGTTTTTTCTTCATACCTTTCATTCTTGCACAGAATGACTTGCGACGCTTATTTCCTTTCTTCTTGCTAGGACGCTTCAGGTCAGACCCAGGATTTTCACGCTCATAAGACTTGCGTCCTTTTTCATTCAAACCTCCTTTAGGATTTTTTCCAGACTTTTTTGTCCAGGCAGCTCCCTCAATGATTTCACCTTCTGGTTCGAAGTGTGCTACCTGATTGGTTTTCTCTGTAGATGCCTGTTTTACTGGTGATGCGTTTTTTAAATTTTCTCTCCACCATTTCATGTCCTTATTAAACTTGTCCTTATTTACTTTAGGATATTGAGTTCCTTTTGGTTCTCCCATCTCACCTCTACCATAAGTACTATCATAACCACTTTCAGCAAGTTCTTCTCTCCAGTTTGAATATTTTTCTTTTACACAGTTTGGAACAAGTCTCTTACCTTTCTTCTTCATACCCTTTTGAGTATAACCATCCCAACACTTCTCATCAATTTTTTGCCCACCTTTAATTGGTTCTGGTTCAATAATATTTACAGTTTCAACATTGAGTGGTTGAAAATCATCTTTCCAGTTTGAAGTATCATATTCTTCGTTCTTCTTCGACTTTCCATAGTTAGCAGCACCTTTTTTACGACACTGAACCAAACGACCTGATGCATATGCGGAAGGCCAAACCTTTTCACTTGCTTTTACTTTTTTGTAGCAAGCATCTTTTTTACCCTCATCTACCAGTTCACCTTCTGGTTGATATGAATTAATTTGAATTTCATTTCCTTTGATAGTGAATCCAGGTTTGACTTTTTTAAGTGCTCTTCTAATTCTTCCAGGAAGTTTTTCTACAAATTCACCAGCTTTAGGACCAGCCATGACACTGCCCTTACCGATTTGACCTCCACCATCAGCATATTCTACCAACTCACCTTCTGGTTCAAAGTGTGCATTTCTAACGTTTGCAGATTTTTTAGGAGTTGATGGGACAACTACTGCCCCTGGTACCATCTTTTTAATTGCATCATCGGGATCTTTGAATTTAGTTCCTTGACCAGTGAGAATACCATATTTTTCTTGTTCTTGTAATTCCTCTCTCCAGTTAGAATAAGATTCTTGCCTCACGTTTTTCGCCTTCCCTTTTCTGTTTGGATTTGGATCTTCTTTACACTTTTCATCAGTTTTGCACCAATATTCACCTTCACCACACTTTGATTTACCCTCAGACATATAACCCGCAGCAGCGTCCGTATTGTGCTCGGTGTCGGTAATTTTTGCTTGTAACCAAGCAGGTAAATTGTCATCATCAGACATTGTAGAGAGAACTTTTTGAACTCTCTTCAAGTTTATGATAGAGTTTCTTACCTGGCTTTTCGCCATCGAAACTTCATGGTCCTTTTCTTTAGAACCCATATTAGACACAATAATAAACTATTCCTTATTATTTAGAAAACCTTGCTTTAGCATTTTTTGAAGATCTGTTGTTGAACCGACAAAAACTGCATTATTAGTAACCGTATTTGGACCTTTCTTGTCAGATTCTTCTTCAACATCTTTGAGTTTCTTCTGCAAATCAATCAATTTGTCTGTCGTATCAGCGACACTCTTAATTAATTGACCAGCAACTTCATATGCTCTAGGACTTCCACCTTCTCCAGCAAGTTCCATAATTCCGTTGATTGCTTCTTGACCTTTTTCAATCAACGAATATAAATTTGCCCTCGTATATTCATAATCCTTAGATATATCAGTCTTTTCTTCTGGTTTTTGTATTTTACCAGGTTTATTAGTTTCTACGATGCTACTATCGATGTCCAAAGCATCATCAATACTATCAAAATTTTGCATGAGAATCAAATGTCTTGTTGACGAGTTGGGCTATAATTCTTACCATCCGAGAAATCTAACCATTCCTCAGTAAATCCAAAATCATCTCCTGGTTCTGCATCAATTGGATCGGGTACTGCAGTGTATCTAACCTCCCTTGTGGCAGTTTGAGTATCTGTATTTGTATACATATCAACTTGAACCTTACGAATGAGACCCTCAGTACTGTCAGCGACGGGACCAAACAGATATGTTTTCGCAGTAAATCTGAGAGTATAAATTAATGCTCTTCTTGTACTAAAGTCTCCCTCATAATCATCTTGGAATGAAATGCTGTCAAGAACCATTGGAATATCTCTCTTTTCACCAATGGAATCTAGTAAATCAATCGTCAGATTAAATGAAGGTTGGAAAAAAGGTAGAATTTGTTCAATGATTTGTAGAGCATCATCATTCAGTTTTGTTAAAATACTAAGTTCAAAACCAACATTATATGGTACAGGCATATAAACTTTTTTTATATTTCCACCATCATCACATGCCTTGAAGGTCTGAGTTACACTACTCTTTCTAGTTGGATCATAATTTAAAGAAACCATTTCAAATGACATTCTAGGCAATGTAATCTGAACAGCTTTGTTTAAATTTTCTTGCTGTTCAAGTCTAGCTAAAAACTTTTGAGTTGGTCCATATGCAATAGGAACCCTAATATCACTAAATGCAGTTCCATCTTGTTCAGTATGGCGTATATTGATACCATTAAAAAGAGTACCAAAAGCTATGATAGTCTTCCTAATAATCTGATGATAGTAATAAGTTCCAAGCATTAATAGTTACCAAAAGGATTTGATTCTGTGAAATCTAACAGTGCATCTGCCTCAAGTTCGATTTCGTCATTCTGAGCGTATTTATCATATAAGTCATCTATAACTACAGAACGAAGACTAAATTCTGCACCAGAAGTCTGTCCAACAATAGTTTCACCAGGATAGAATCCAGTTATTGTTCCACCTATTCCTAAGTTGGAAATCTCAAGAATATAATTATCCAAGTTCCAATCCTTAACTCTTGCTGTAGTATAAGATCTGCTTCCTTGTACAACTTCATTGAATAAGTATGTTCCTATTCCAAGAATAACATCTGGGTCTGCTACAGTCACTGTAGGAATTCCAACGTATTCTGAACCAGAGTTTGTAATGTATATAGAATTTACATAAGAATTAGTTCCATCATATGCCATAGATGCAATACCAGTGGCAACATCTGAACCAGTCGCTGGGTCTGAAACTGTTATTAGAGGTGCTGTTCCATATCCAGTTCCTCCATCATTAACAACAAATGCAACAACTCCTTGAGAACCACTAGAATTGATAGAGCATGTCGCTGCTGCTCCACTTCCTCCTCCACCGATAAATGTGATGGTAGGAGTTGTTGTGTATCCAACACCAGCAAAAGTCAGATATACAGTTTCAATAGAAGTAACTCCACCCTTAGTCGTTGTAATTGCAACTGCTCTAGCATCATTATTGGGTATTCCTGTTGGTGATGGTGTAATTGAAACTAGAGGATCTGATGTAAATCCATATCCATCATCATTTAGGTAAATTTTATCAACATATCCAGTTCCAAGAACTGCTGTGACATCTGCAGTTCTTCCAACACCAATCAAATTCAATGTTGCAATATATCCAATATCTTCAACTACAGTGTCAATTTCTTCAATATCAGTATCAATGATTTCGTCTTCATATTCGAAGAGTTCACACTGCAACTCATAAACATATGTTTTACCTAACTGGTAAAATGGTTTTTCATGCTCAACAAATTTAATTTCAAATAACCTATTTCCCAATGGGAAATAAATCAAATCTCCTTCACTTGGTCTTGTTGCAACCTCTATCTGAGCATCTCCAACTAAAAATGGTGCTATAAACTCTTCATATCTCTCCTTAGAGATAATTAAAGTTACGTCATCTCTCAAACTCATTCCAAATTTTGTGAGAATATCACCTGCACCAGTATACCCATCATATGTACCAACATATGCCTCTATTGAAAAGTTTTCATCAAATTTTGATGCTTGAACTTCTTCAATAATTGTCTTCTTATTGACAAACTTTCTTGGGATGTATGTAATCTCAACACCATGCATCCTCAACTGTTCATTGATTAAATCTTGTATTAATCTTTGTTCAGTATTAGAACCGTGTAGAAAATAGGGATTAAGTGCCATTATCCTATAAAGTCATATGGTGGAAGTTCGTACTCTGATGTCATTCTTGCTTTTATATCAGACAATTCTGATTCTGCTTGCTGAAGAATTTCTCCACCATTCATTTCAATTCCACCTGGAAGTTTAACTCCTTTAAACTTGCTCAGATTTTGTCCCCACTGCTTTTTAATCAATGCTGTTAGATAGAGTTTTAAGAAACTATCATTATAGACATTTGTGAAAGTACTTGGATCTAATATACGATAACAATCTAAAACAATTGTATCGCCTGCGGTCTGTGCACCCCAATCTATATCCAAATAGAGTCTATTTTGTCTCTTGTTAAATCTCAATTGCTTATCTGTAGTCAATAAGAAATCAATGTCTTCCAAGTATGATTTGACCATTGCATATTGTAAAAGTTCAACTGAGTTGAAGTAATACAAATCATTCAGGAAAAGTTGATATTTGATACTAAACATTCCACCAGAAATAGAACTAGTATCAAACTTAAATACTTTTTCTACACCAATTACAGAGTCTGGAACTTGGATGTAATTATTACTTTCATACCAAGTATAAGGATTTCCTGTAGTTGATGTCGCTGTAGTCGATGTTAACCCAACG